CCTTCTGATAAACACTGACAGTAAACAGCCCGTCATAATGATTGGCTTCATGAATTGCCCTTGCCGCCTGTCTTGCAGCAAGCACTGCCGCGCTTACCATCTCAAACGCCTGAAACAGGAATACTGTTCCTTTCCGTAAGATAGAAGGTAATTGATAAAAGAATTCAGTCTTTGTTCAGGGGTCTGTGAACCATCACCAACGGCAAACACCGTTGTGGTGTCACCGTCAGTGATCTGTTTCACAGCTGTGTCAAGGTCAAGCCCGGATAAGTCACCGGGCGCAAAGGTCAGTTTAGCGTTCAGGAATTCACCACACGCCATGTCAACCGCAAAGTGTTCCAGACCTTCAGGAACGTCCGTCCAGTTCACTTCATTCTTGATGGTGCTTCTGACCTTTTCCATGCAGAAATCAAGCGCGAACGCATCCGATTCCGTAACGGTATAGCCAAAAGACGCAAGACGTGCGGTCACGTTTTCAGGCGTGAAAACTGTAAGTTCCCTGTCAGCCATCGTTATCACCCCTTAGAAACAAGCTTGACCATAGCAATGTTCTTTGCGTTGGCAATGATGTCCCAGTTCGCCGTTGCAGCAAGCTGTGCTTCAGACGGGGAACCAGCATAGCCAACCGGCTTAGTGAAGCTGAAGCCGTTCGGATGGATGGTTTCACGAAGACGGGTAACCAGATACTCACGACCACCATACTTCAGCGGGTCACGTCCGCTTTCAACCGGCTTGTCACAGTTCGCCGGGGCGGTCAGGAACGCACCATTGCCGAACAGATAGGTGGTGTACTTAGTGCTGGAACCTGTTCCGGTCACCGGGCAACCGTCATCAATGACAACGGTCATGCCGTTGATGTCCGCAATACGAAGTAACCGCTGAATGCCCTGTGCATCAGTATACTTACGGTATTCAAGGATTTCCAGACCGGCAAGGTTGGTTGCCACTTTGGAATGCATGACCGCAAGGCTAAATTCATCAGCCGCGTCACCAACGGCGTACTGGATTGCTTCACCAATGGTGGTTGCAGCGATCTTGTTGGAAGTGTGCGAAACCGGCGGCGTGGAAGTAATATCCACAACATGCTTTGCCCATGCATCATAATTGTCACCGGTTCCAGTGATAGCAAAGATTGCTTCAGCAAGGTTGATAAGCCGGGTCTGCTTCTGCTTTGCCCAGAACTTTGCCACCTGTGAAGTAATCTGCTTCATGGGGTCAGCGCCGCTGTTATAATCAATGATAAAGTCACGTGCGCCCCATGCGTGTGCGCGACCGTAAACAATACCACTCTGCGACCCACCTTCAGTTTCAGTGATGGTGATGTCCGTTGCACCGTCATAGTTTTCCGGGGTTCCACCAATGGTCTTATAGAACGGGATGGTGTAGTTATCACTGCCGTTCTGAATCAGCCCCTTGATGGTTGCATCCTCACGCACCGCGCCGGAATCCAGCATTGCGGTCAGGATGGGGTCTTTTTCGTTCTGCCAGTTATACAGAAATAATTCCGGGTCATATGGAAAATTAAGATATGTTGCCATAGCTTTATTCATCCTTTCTTGTGATTTTTACTTTAATTCCGTCTGCCAGTTCGGATGATCCTTGATATAGTTCATCTGATCCTGTGTGGAAAGTTTGCTGAAGTCTGCTTTGGTCATCGTGGTGGGCTTGTCATCAGCGCCGTCTGCCGGGGTTGCACCTTTAGGTGTTGCCGGTTTCGCCGGTTCTTCAAACAGGAACTTGCTGTCTTCAGCGGTCTGAAGCTTCTTAATCTGATCTGACAGACCCTTGATAGAACCATCATCCGCAAATTCAGCCTTGTCCAAGTTTTCCAGCAATGCACGGACGGCTTTGACGTTCTTTGCCTTTGCCACGGTCAGGGCAAGCTGCACAGCCGCGTCTACTTTTGCAGCTTTGTTTTCAGCCTGAAGCTGTTCAATCTGTTTGGTCAGGGCTTCATTGTCACCGGCGGTCTTCTTCAGATTTTCAATCTGTGTGTCCCGCTCTTTCACCTGATTCTTCAGATTGTCGCGTTCCGTGGTCACGGCAGTCAGTTCACCCTTTGCCGCGTTGATGTCATCCCCGTTTTCCTTCATGATTGAATCAATCTGTTCAGCGGATAACACACCCATGTCTTCAAGAAACTTTCTTTTCATAGTTACCTACCGTCCTTTCTTACGCTTTTTACGGGGTTGCGTCCCATTGATTAGTTGGTCACCGGCTTTTTACGTCATCCGGGTCAGGACAATTAAAAAAGCACCCTTGCGGATGCTTTAATAAATCATGTCATCTTCATACGGTATTTCTTCACCAATGTCACCATCAACCTGAATGGTGGGTTCATCATCGAAGAAATGGAACCGTAAGACTTCCAGCGCGTTGGTCAGGCTTTCCACTTCCGGGTAAAACGTCCCGGCAACAGGATACCGCATTTCAAGTTCATCTGTGAATGATTTTCTAAAAAGGTTATTATCAACACCGTTAAATGTTGTTTTTAACCCTTCATCCGTCTGTTCACAAATGACTTCCAGCGGCATATTATAGCGTATTCCATTTGCAATAATCCTTGCCATAGTCACCACCTTACAACAGTGTCAAAATACCGTAAATCCAAGCTTGCATATCAGAATCTTTTGCCAATTCCAACGGGTTACAATACGCATCTTCAAAGCCCATAGAAACCAGTTCATAAGCTGAACCGCCGTAATCCTTACCCATATACGGGTGTATGAACTTATCCTTACGCGTCATTTCTGAACGTTTATAATTTGTGTTTCCAGTAACAGCACCCAACCATTCAAGCGTTTCACCCTGTGTCCGGCGGTCATAGAATGCCTTTTCAGCCGCTTTGATTTCTGGAACAGCGCGTTCAAATCTATGACCAAGTTCATGGAATGCGGTTTTCAACGCACGGCTTCCTGATTCTGAAATAGCAATTACACCTTGTCCATCACTATAATAGCCGCGCCCCACCTTTTTGGGTGTCAATCTACCACGATTTATGGATTTTTGCACCCAATCTTTTGGATAACGGGAATACGCATCTTCAACTATTGGACGCATCACAGAAGATGATTTGTTTAAATGGCTGACTACATCCAAACCATTGGAACCCATTTCACGGACTTCTGAAAGTTTATTATACAACCATTCAATATTACCTTCCTGTGTTCCCTTATATCTTTTTTTCGCGTCTTCCAGTTCCTTATAGGCTTTTGTATATTCCGGTGTTTGATGAATTTCAATATATCGGTCAAGCAATGCCTTTTCTTCTGCTTTCAATTCTTCCATAGATTTCAAACCAACTTCATCAAGGGTATAAAGTCCCCTTTTAACCCCTCTTAATTTCATTGATCTGTCATCTATAGCTTTCAGTTCATCATTGAAAACATCAAGCTTTGCTTGTGCTGCATCCATTTCAGCCTTTACGGTTGACTTCATTGTTGTGAATTCATCAGCAACAATCTTTCCGGCTTCCAACAGGTGGGATTCTTCAACCACACCGCCGTTGGCTGCAATCTTGTCCTTCACAGCCTGAATCTTGTCCTTGAACGTGGTGGGTGTATCTTTCACTGTAGCAGAATCAGGAACCGGCTGCAACCCGGACTTATCACCACCCACGAACGCCTTTGACCATTCTTTGTACGTGGTATTGGCTGGAACCATGTATGTCTTTCCATCCGCACCCCTTGCAGCACGTTCACCCGGTTCACCAAAATCATCTTCAAAATAGGGAACCGTGGTTGACCTACACCACACATGGAACGGCGGCGCTGTGATCCCGGTTTCCCATTCGGACATCTTGAAGTGTTTGCCGTCCATTTCCTGACAGATTTCTGACGTGTGTGAATCCAGCGTTGCCACAATTTCATATTCTTCAACATCCAAGTCCTTGAAACAGTCATGCTGTGCCGCTGAACAGAACGCCGCCTGTTCAGTCATGACCAAGCGTCCGGCAGTGTTCTTTGACACGTTCAGCCGCTTTGCCATCACGTCAATAGCCTTTTGCGGGTCTTGTCCCAGCACAATGTTCTGTGTCAGCGTGGTGTTCAGTTCATTCACAAGCTTCTGCTTGTTCGACCATACCCGGTCAGAAAAGTTCCGTCCATCTTGCGCCCACGGTTTATTGATGATCTTGTCAATCCGGCGCTGATCCAGCGTCCCAAAGTCCCAACCGAAACCAATTCCCTTGTGGACTTCATACGCCGTCCGGTAATAGCCGTCAAGGTAGATGCCGCGCATAGCCGCGTCAATGGTGTCCAGCTGACCGCCAAACAGCACTTCAACCTGTTGCTGCATCTGAATCTTCATAGCTTCCAGCCGGGAAATGTGGACACGCGCTGAAGCGTTTTCCAGTTCCTTCACCCATTGTCCGTTTATGGCGTTTTCTTCACCATAGCGGATGTATTCATGCACATCCCACTTGAATTCTTTCAGGTCACGTCCCGCAAGCATCTTTTTGGCTTCCGTCATGCTGACCTGATTGTTCTGTGCAAAGCGCCTATACCAAGCATCAAGCTTTGCTTCAAGCTGCCGCTGTGCTTCACGGTACTGCTTTTCAATATCGGAAACGGCAGCTGTACCACGGTTGTGTTCAGCCTGTTCAATCAGCTTGAACCGTTCAGCCCAATATTTTGCGTCCCGTTTCATTCATCATCACCGTCACCTTCCGGCGGTTCATTTCCTTCAGCCGGGTTTGTGCCGCCTGTGCCGAACGGGTCATATTGCTGTGCAATCCTTTCCTGTTCTTCAGCTTCTTCCTGTTCCAGCTGTTCAAGTTCCGCGTCAAGGTCAGTGACCCACGGATGATGTGCGGTAATTGTCCGCTTGCTGATGATGCCGGTGCTGTTCTGTGCGTTCTGGATGACAACTGTTTCATCCATCGGCATGGATGTGTTGAACGTAATCCGGGCTTCCACCGTGCTGAAGTCACCCTGACCGGCGTTCTGAAGGTGAAGGTCAACGAAGTAAAGCAGCGTATCAAACGCCGCCTGAAATTCTGTTTCCATGTCGGACGCATCAAGGTCAATATCATTGTACATGCTCTGAATGTTCATCTGGTTGGGTGATCCACCCAAACGTTCATCTTTCGCATCATAACCCATGCAGTTTTCAATGATTGCCCGTTTGAAGATGTCTGAAATGGCTTTGTAGTTTTCGCTGTTCACTTCCACCTGAAGTGTACGAACGTCACCGCTTGCCCCTTCCGCTGACCTGATCTTGACCGCGCCGTATGTGGCAAGGTTGCGCCGGAATTCACCAAGGTTTTCACCATCATAGTTCACCAGCACCAGAATGGTGTTCCGGCTGTCTTCATTCATGTTGTCATCGAAGTTTGACAAAATCAGGTTCAGCCCGTCCTGAAGTGACTTGCAGTTCACAATCAAGGGCTGTTCTTCATCGTTGTACTTGAACGGCACAAACGGCAGCTTGTCCCAATTATAGCCAACACCGTCAAATTCCATATATGATCTGTGGAACGGTTCAACCGCCACAATGTGACCGTCCGTCCTGTCCATCTGGAAGAAATCAATGCCCTGTGGCGTGTAGTATTCCACCTTTGTGATTTTTGTGTCCCGCTGACCGTCATAATAGTCTATTTCATAGAACCGGATGACGGAATCAAGTTCCGTGTGGTCAACGTCCTTCCATTCCGGGATGATTTCAAAGGGTCTGAACCGCTTGAACTGGAATTCACCCTGTTCATCATAATAGCAGTACAACCAGCCAATACCGCAATTCAGGCAATCTTTGCCCACGCTTTTCAGCTTCCGCATGAACGCCTTATCAAAGAACCATGTCAGGGCTTCCGTGTACAGTTCATCATCTGAATCAATGGTGAACGGCTTACCCAACAGGTAATTGGTTTTCTGCTTCACCATGCGCTTGTACACGTTGTCAATCAGTCTTGCATTCGGAAGGTTCTTCACTTCCACAAGGTTGCCGTCATCACCTATGGCGGTTCTGACCTTCTTCAGCACGTCATGCCGTCCACGGTAATAGTCATCACCGGTCAGCATCCATTGCCATTCTTTTGACTGCCTGACGCGCCTGATTTCGTGTTCAATGAACTGTGCATCAGTCAGGGGCTTTCCCCCTTCCTGAATGATCCTGATAGCGCGGTCTTGCATCGCGTAATCAAACATATCTTTATCACCCCTAACGTTTTATTGCACAACAAAACCAAAAACCGCCTGTTCTGGTTCTGTCAGGCGGTTTTTGTTACTAATTTGTTTCTAATCAATCAAAACTGAATGTTTCACCCTTGCTGTCAGATTCATGTGCGTACCGCATAGCGTCCATCAGGTGGTTGAAATCATCAATAGGCACGTTCAGCTTTTTGCCGGTATTTGAATCCGTGTCCCATGTGTAATTGCTGATTTCCGTCAGGAAGTTCACGCACCGTGGATGAACCACAATGTGGAAGTCCTGAAGGTAATCAATGCCGTACTTGATGGAATCGC